CCCCCCCCGCCGACCCAACGCAGGACGAGCCGACCGAGGTGGAGGTAAGGATTGAGGCGCTGGACGAGGCGCGGATCGAGGTAACGCGCACGTGGACCGCCGTCACGCACGACGGACCGACTTTCCTCCCGGTGCTCTTGGAAGACATCGTCGCCCCCATGCGGTCGGAGAACCTCCAACCGGTCACGGAGGACAACCCCAACGGCGCCCCCTGGGTGGCGCGGGTGTCGAGGATTCGGGTGGATGAAGTGCGGCGCGGGTGGACCTCTGGGTTCTACGACCTCCTGACCGAGGCCGATCTCGCGACGATTGCGGGGTCGGGCGGCCCCCGCGTCCCCGACGACGTGCAGGAAGGCGATCAGGAATTGACCAAGCGCCAGGCCGACGCTCAGGCGGGACTCGAATCCTCGCCCGCGCAGGACGAGCAGCGGGAGTGGGTGACGCTGCTCAAGTGGTTCGGCGCGACCGACCTCAACGGCGATGGCTTGGAGGACGAAGCCGTCGCGTGGGTCGTGGAGGAAACGGGGACGCTGTGCCGAGTGAAGGCGCTGACGCAGGTACATCCGGGACTCCCGGTGCGCCGGCCGCTGGAGGAGTGGCGGTACATCGAGGTGCCGGGGCAACTGTACGGGATCGGGGTGCTGGAACTGGGCGAGGGGCTGCACGACTTTATCCACATCATGTTGAACCAGACAGTGGATTATGGCGCGATCACGAACCTGCCGGCGGGGACCTACCGGGCCAGCAGTGGCCTCAAGCCCGAGACGCTCCGCCTGTCGCCGGGGGAGTTCATCCCGGTGGACCAGCCGGGGCAGGATCTGGTGCCCCTCACGTGGCCGGCGCGGGATCAGTCGTTCGGCCTCAATCTGGTGGGGTTTGGGCTGCAGATCCTCGACCGCTTGATCCAGATTGGGCCCCTCCAGCAGGGCCAGGTGCCCACAGGCAAGGCGTCCGCGCTGCGCACGATGGGCACGACGATGGCGATTCTCCAGCAAGGGGCCGCGATGCCCGAGCAGGTCTTGCGACGGCTCTTTCACGGGCTGGCGGGGGTGTGGGGCGACATTCATGCGTTGAATACCCGCCACTTGCCCCGCCAGAAAGAGTACCTGATCGCCGGCAAGCCCTTGGATCACGAGGATGCCTACGGGATGATTCAGGACCCCCAGGAGATCGCCATTCCGCTGGCGTTCGACTTCCAGGCGACACTCCTGAACACGAATAAGGGCCTCGTGAGCCAGGCGTTGACGGCGATTGGAAGCGCCTTGGTCTCGCCGCTCTTCCTCCAGTTGGGCCTCGTCACCCCGGAGCATATCTACAACTGGGGCAAGGATTTCATCCAAGCGAACACGCTGGACCCGGCGCGGTATCTGAAGCGTCCCGAGGGGATGCCCGAGGGGCCGCGCCTGATGGCGGAGGAAGCGATCTCGATGCTTCTCCAAGGCCAGTTGCCGCAGGGGGTGCCGCTGGAACCCCCACAGGAGCACTACCAGAAGGTACTTCAATGGACCCAATCACCGGAGTTTGCGCTGTTAAATCCCGCGTTTGTGCCGCTCTTGCACCAATACCTTCAAGCGCTCCAGGCGCAGATGTACCAAGCGATGCAAATGCAGCAGATGATGCAGGCCGCGCAGGGGCTCTCCCAGACTCTGAGCCAAGGGGGGGGCGGAGGAGGGGTGGAGTCGACGATACAAGCGCCGGGGATGCAGATGGAGACCCCCACGACCGCCGAAGCCGTGGGCGGGGGGCAACGGGGGAACGTGTAAATGGCGGAACTCATTCACGAATATCTCAACCGCCTGGAGCAGGCGGCGGCGCCTCAGACATCGCGTCAGGAGGCGCTCACGACGCTTCAGGCCATGCGCCAAGAGGAACTTCTCACGCACCCCGGCTGGGAGTGGTATCGGCGCCAGATCGCCGAGAAAGCCGAATCCTCTCAGCGCGTGCTCCGTCTGTTAGCGGACGAAATCGTGTACGGCAACGAACTCGGCGAGGCGCTGGTGGAGAAGAAGATGCGCGCCCGCGGGCTCCAGGCGGAAGTGCATGTGTACGAGACCGTGCTGGCCTTGGTCCGTGAGGCGGCGCAAAAATTGACAGGCCCGGAGGCGTCCCCCTAAACTCACATTCCAAGAGCACCTTCTGCCCACCCGTCCGGCGGCCACCGGATGGGGGCACAACGCCGACAGACGGCGCAGGGTTCGGCTTCGAAGCCCGGACTCCTGCGCCGTTTCTGTTTGGGGCGAACGGGCGTGACGGACGTTCCCGCCGCCGGGGAACTGACAACGCGGAAAGGCGCGACATGGCCAGCGCGGTGACGGCGCGAACACGGTCGCACATGGAGGAATTGAGATGGCTGACGAACCCACGACAGACACGACGCAGACGGCCGCAGAGGGATCGACCACTGAACCTGGTCAATCGACCGTAGAAAGTGGTCAGACCCCCACGCACCCGCTCGCCGAGGGCGGGGTCCGATTCAACGAAGTCTACGGTGAGATGAAAGCCGCGAAGGCGCGGGCCGAGATGTTGGAGCAGCAATTGGCGGACGTGCAGAAGCAGCGCGCCACGCCCACGCCGCCCGCGACCTATACGCCGCCGCAGTTGCAGGCGATGGTGGACGCGGGGCGCATCACGCCCGCGGCGATGGCCGATCAGTTGGCCTACCAGCGGGTGCAGGAAGGGCGTCAGCAAATGGCGCAGGACTGGGAGGCTCGTCAGGTGGCGCAGGACGCGCAGGGCGAGGTGGACCGATATCTCACGGCAAAGCCCGATGCCTTGGGAGACGCGCGGGTGCTGTCCGCGGCCCGTCAGATCCAGCGGGAAACCGGCTGGGTCGGCACCGACCCTCGGTTAGCGCGCCGAGCGCTTCGAGAGGTGTACGGCACCCCGGAGCGCGTGGAATCGACCCAGCGCCAGCAGGATCTGAGCCGCCAGGCAGCGGGCAGCGGAGTTATCGAAGGCCGGTCAGGCGGCGGTGGGGCCGCCTCCGGGACCCAGGACCCATTGAAGGGCGCACCGCAGTATCTCGTCGAGTTCTGGGATCAGATGCACTACTCCCCTGAGCAGCGCCTCAAAGAGTTCAAGGCGTACAAACCCCCTCGGGCGGCCGGACGGTTGCGCCTCCAGAACCAGGGCTACGAGGTGAAATGATGGGCCATCCGCTCGTGTTGGTGCCCGTCACGGGGTTGACGCCCCGCCAGTCGGCGCGGCGCGAGCTGGGGAGTCTTGAGGCGAAACTGTCCTATGGATGTTTGCCGGGAACTCGCGTCACTGATTGGGTCGCCCGTCAACAGTTCATCACCCTCTGCGATCTCTGCGTCGGCAAGTTCAATCCCAAGAAGTATGGCTATGAGCGGTGGCACCAACCTTTTTACCCGTATAGCACAAGTCAGTGTCTCGCGTGCAAGACCGTCCTTACAAAATGCCGTACCTTTACCCATGAGAGCCTTCAGGCTTTCGTGGGACACTTTCCTCGTCGCTTCGGCAAGGGGCGGTGGGGTATGGGCCACTAGCTGGCCTGGGAGAACGCTAGATGAATCTCGCATACCTTCTGAACGGAGGCGCTCCGCTGATTAAGCGGTATAAGTCTGGCTCGACGTTTGCCGCGGCCGGTGGGTACGCCACGATCACGGCCGACGGCGGCGCGGGGGTCGTGTTGGGGCTGGCCACCACGGTGGCGGATCAAGTGGGACTCTCGCTCGATACGACGACCTATTCCACCACGCAGGGCGATGCCGAAGCCGTGGTATCGCTCATCGTGAACCCCGACGCCGTGCTCCGGATTCGGATGGGGCGGACGGCGACGGCGGGGACGCAGTTGCAGGTGACGACCAACTCGGCGGCCAATACCGCCGGAACCGGCATCACGATCACGGCGGGCGACGATGCCCCAAACTCGGAGGAGAAAGATGAGGGAACGATCGCGTGCGTCAGCGGCGCCAACCTCGGCCAGAGCCGGAAGATCACGTCCACCTCGGCCACGGTGTATACCGTCACGGTTCCGTTTCTGAACGATATCGCCTCAGGCGATCAGTTTCTCGCGGTGCCATGGACGCCCGCCGACGTGGTGGGCGACAACGTCAACCTCACCACGAACCTTCAGGAAGGCCGTCAGGACATCGCGGTCGGCACGGGGGCGGATCTTCGCATCTTCGATTTGGAATTCGATTACGCGTCGGTCTCGCACGCGCGACGCCAATCATTCGTGTACGCGCTGTTCGACGACCACGTCTGGCGCGAAACCACTTAAGCGGAGGATAACACATGCCAGTGCCCCTTCGATCCACCGCGTTCCCGGACGTCCTCGATCCCCGGTTCGCGGTCATTTTCAACGACGAGTACGCGCAGGAACCCGACCGGATCGGCGACTTCTACACCATCGTCACGGGCGGGGACTCGCCGACGAAAGACACCTACCGGATGTCCCAGATGGGAACCTTCGGGGACGTGCCGGAGTTCACGGGCTCGGTCGTCTACGACGACGTGAACGAAGGGTACGACACGACGCTCACCCACAAGGAGTACGCCTCGGGACTCCAGATCGAGCGCAAGCTCTTCGACGATGCCCAGTTCGGGATCATCGACGACAAGCCCCGCGGGTTGGCGCAGTCCTACGCCCGCACCCGCCAAAAGCACGCGGCCTCGATCTTCAACAACGCCTTCAGTGTGGACACCACGTGGCAGACCGGCGGCGATGCCGTCGCCCTCTGCTCGGACAGCCACACCACGCGGGCCGGGGGGGTCTCCACGGCCACCGGGTTCGACAACCTCACGACCTCCAGCCTGACGGCGGTGGCGCTCCAGGCGGCCCGTATCCAGTTCCGGAACTTCCGGGACGACCGGGCGAACATCGCCTCCTTCATGCCCGACGGGCTCTTGATCCCGCCGGATCTGGAGGGAGACGCCTACGAGATCACGCAGTCGGAGGGCAAACCCGACACCGCGAACAACAACGCCAACATCAACCGGGGCCGGTACAAGGTGTCGGACTGGATCTATCTGAACGACGTCAACAACTGGTTCATCTATGACACGAGCCTGATGAAGCGGTTTCTCAAGTGGGTGCAGCGCATCGACGCCGAGTTCGCGATGGTGGAAGAACTCGACACGATCATCGGGAAATGGCGGCTGTACGCGCGGCACTCGCTTGGCTACGGGGACTGGCGGTGGATTCTCGCGTCGCAGGTGAGCTGATGCCCGAAGTCATGCTGGGGCGGGCGGTGGTGTCGCATTCGCCCGCCCGTCTCAGCCGGTCGAAAGCGAAGACGATGCTCCGCGAGGGCGAAGCGCGCGGCCATCCGCTCACGGAGAAGCAGAAGGGTCTGTTCGGTCTGATCGCCTCTGGACGTCGTCCAACTCGAACGAGGAATCGTTAAATGCCATTTGCAAACGCAGTACGTAAAACAGAGTACCAGCGAGAGTATAAGGTTCGGAATAAAGAACGTCTGCTTGCGTATTGTAAACGTTGGAGACGTGAAGATCCCGATCGCCGTAGAACAAGCGAGTTGCCTGGAAGATTGCGTAGAAGTTATGGCATCACGCTTGAAACGTACGATGTTCTTTTGGAAAGCCAAGGAGGCGTTTGCCGTGTTTGTTACGGAGTAAATCCAGATGGTGAAATGTTGAGCGTTGATCACGATCACGCCACGCGACACGTGAGAGGATTGCTCTGTCATCGGTGCAATATTGGAATCGGGGCATTTCGTGACAATCCCGAGTTTCTTAAGCGTGCAACGACGTATGTACGGAAGGGGTACAAGGGATGAAACACGGACATAGCGAGATGAAGGCGCCCGGCAAGGGCTGGCCGATGATGAAGAACTACGCCCATGCGACGGGGCTCTCGCACGGGTCGAAGGGCGCCACGAAGGTCACGATGAAGAAGACGAAGAAAGGGTCTCGCTATGGCGAGTAGGTTCTACACGCCCTTCAGCGAACGCAAGACACGGGCGCTCTCGAAGCCGCCCGCCGCCCGGAAAGGCACGAAGCCGGCGGGTGGGGCCGTCTCAGAGACCACCGCGAACTGGCCGAGTGCGGGACCGGCGGGG